TCAATCAGTTTTCTGCAAACATCCAGATGCTGTCACAGCAGATGGGTTCTCTGCTGCGTAATGCGGTAGATGTGGAAAGCGTAAATGGCGAAAAAGCTTTTTTTGACCAAGTGGGATCAGCAGCCGCTGTCCTGCGCACTTCCCGTCATGCGGATACACCGATTGTGGACACACCACATTCACGCCGTATGGTTACTATGTCTGACTATGAGTATGCCGATCTGATCGACGATCAGGACAAAGTGCGCTTGCTTGTTGATCCGACTTCAACATATAGCCGTGCTGCTGCCGCAGCTATGGGCCGCGCAATGGATGATGTTATCATTGCTGCTGCTCTCGGCAACGCCTCAACAGGCAAAGACGGTTCAACCACTACAGCATTGCCAGCAAGCCAAAAGATCGCACATGGATCTGCCGGTTTGACTATTGCTAAGTTGGTTGAAGCTAAAGAGATCCTTGACAGTGGCAACGTAGATCCTTCTATCGCGCGTAACATTCTTGTTTCTCCAAAGCAGGTTTCTGATCTGTTGAACAACACAACTGTAACTTCCAGCGATTACAACACTGTCAAAGCCTTGGCGATGGGTGAGATCAACACGTTTGTTGGCTTCAACTTCATCGTTTCAAACCGCTTGGGTACAGATAGTAACTCTGACCGCCAAGTGATTGCGTTTGCATCTGACGGCATCAAGTGCGCTATTGGCAAAGAGCCAGCAGCACGCATTGATGAGCGCGCAGATAAATCCTACGCGACTCAGGTTTACTATTGTCAGTCTGTCGGTGCGACACGGATGGAAGAATCCAAAGTTGTCGAAATCGCGTGTAGCGAATAAGGAGACTGATTAATGGCTACTGTATATTCAGCACAACGTACTAACTCACGCGCAACACCAGCCGTGATGAACAAAGCTAATGAGCTTGCGGGTCGTATCCGTGTAGCTCATGGCACATACGAAGCATCTTCCTTGGCGTCCGGTGACGTTATTGAGATGTTCACACTACCAGACGGAGCGCGTTTGCTTGAGGGTTCTCTTGCGCATGATGCTCTTGGTGGATCAACTACATTGTCAGTGGGGTATGCAGCGCATACAAATTCTGCTGGCACTGCTGTTTCTGCCGCTCCGGCTGCTTACAAAGCTGCTGCTGCTTCAACATCTGCTCAGAAAGTAGACATCCTTGCCACCTTAGCCCTAGGCTCAGGTACAGAGACGGATACTAATGAGGATGGTGTTGTTATCACAGCCACGATGGGCGGTGCTGCTGGCACTGGAACCATTGAGGTGACCATCAAGTATGTGGTAGACTAATAGGAGTGGGGCGGTTCGCCGCCCCCTCTTTTCACATGGAGAGAGCCATATGGATAATTTTGAACCCTTTGATCCAAGCAAGCATACTGCGGTTGATTTGCCTGGTGGGCGCAAAGCTACGGAATATTTGGCTTCTGAGCAATCTCCAGAAGGCAAGGCTTGGAACATTCCTCAAATATGGTTTAACACTGAAACGGGCGAAGCAAAATTCTTTGCAAGCGACAAGGCTTGGAACACTGCGCAGGATTATGAAAAGAGAACAGGCAATAAGTTTCCCAGGTATGACAGCATATCAGACGCAGTTAGTGCGGCGAAAAAAAGGTCTGATTCTGGTGGGGCTTCAAGAAAAAGCCTTATAAATAGGAGTGGCAACTGATGACCAGTACGGTTGATATTGCAAACTACGCGCTGAACAGCTTGGGTGCGAACAACATTTCAAGTTTTGAAGAAAACAGCAAGCCGGCGCGGTTAATCAACCAAAGGTTTGACAGTGTTCGGGACAGCGTGTTTCGCGCGCATCCTTGGAACTGCCTTCTGCGTAGAGCAGAGCTGCCGAAAGAAAGCGAATCCCCTGCGTTTGGTTATGCAAATCAGTTTACTTTGCCAACAAATCCATACTGTTTGAGGGTTTTGGAATTCAGCAACGGGACTTTATCTTATCCGCAAGACAATATGTTTAGCAACACAGGTGGCCCTGTGTTTGTCATTGAGGGGCGCAAGCTTCTTTCTGACGAAGGCATTGCCAAAATTAAGTATGTTGCTCGGGTTACAGACCCGCAAGAGTATGACGCTAATCTAATCGACACTTTAGCAGCGGCCATAGCTTTTGAGGTTAGTTACGCAATCACTGGCTCCAACACTGTCAAGCAGATGATGGCGGCAGAATACTCTGACAAATTAAAACAAGCCGCTTTTGTTGACGGTACTGAGGGCGCGCCACAGCGGCTAGAGGCAAGCGAATTTATTGAGTCGAGGTTCTAATGGCGCGATCAGCCCCAGCGATTAGTACATTTACAGCCGGTGAGATCTCCCCGCGCCTTGAGGGGCGCGTTACGATTGAGAAGTATCGCGAAGGCCTGTCTGAGCTAACTAATATGATTGTGCAGCCGCATGGGGGCGTTACGCGGCGCCCAGGCACAGAATACTTAGGCGAGGTAAAAGACAGCTCAAGCATTACCCGTTTGATACCTTTTGAGTTTAAAACAGCCGACACATACGCGCTAGAGTTTGGCGATCAGTACATGCGTGTTTTTCGCAACGGATTGCAGGTTTTGGTTGATAGTGAAAAGAATGTTTCTTCTATTACGCAGGCAAGCCCAGGCGTTTTCACCAGCTCTAGCCACGGCCTTAGCGATGGAGATGAAGTTTACCTTTACAACGAAGGTGGTGATATGACCGAGCTAGTCGCTCGAAATTATCTTATTGCTAACTCTACTACTAACACGTTCACGCTGACTGACTTGTTTGGCAACGATATTGATACGACAAGTTTTACAACTTACACTGGATCTGGCGTTAGTGTTGACAAGCTATTTGAGGTCGCAACGCCCTACACATCTGCGCAGGTAAGCGATGTTCGCTTTGCACAATCTGCGGATGTCATGTATTTGGTGCATCCCAGCCACGCTGTCCGTACATTATCCCGTACAGATCACAATGCTTGGACGTTTGCTACTCCTTCGATCAACGAAAACAATACGCCTGTCCTCACTAGCTCTGACAATTATCCTAGTGTTGTTACTTTCTTTGAACAGCGTTTGGTTTTTGCAGCAACGAATAACAACCCACAGACCTTGTGGTTTTCTAAAAGTGCTGACTATTTAAATTTTCACACTGGCACTGCTGACGATGATGCTCTGATCTACACCATTGCTTCCAACAAGGTAAACGCAATCCGTTATCTGTCTGCTACTCGGATACTAAACATTGGCACATCTGGTGGCGAGTATGTTCTGACCACAACCAATGGTGGGCCGGTTACGCCTACTCAGACAGTGATCCGCAAGTATTCTAACTATGGGTGCATTGACAGCGAGGTTGTCCAGGTTGCTGACGTTACTTTGTTTGCCCAGCGCGGGGCGCGCAAGGTTAGAGAGTTTCGCTATATTGGTGAAGTAGATGTTGCAGGCTATGCAGCCCCAGACATTACAATCCTGTCCGAGCATCTAACTGAGGGCGGCATAAAAGAGTTTGCGTACCAGCAAGAGCCTGAAAGCATTATCTGGGCGCGCCGCACTGATGGCACTTTGCTTGGCTTGACCTACCGGCGTGAAGAAGAAATTGTTGCTTGGCACAAGCATATTATCGGCGGGGCGTTTGAAGGTGGGCAAGCTAAGGTTGAAAGCATTATCACCTTACCTACAGACAGCGGTGAAGATGAGCTTTACATGATTGTTAAGCGCACGATCAACGGCGTGACTAAGCAATACGTTGAGGTTATGAAGGCCTTTGACTTTGGTAGTGACACGACTGCGGCTTTCTTTGTGGACAGCGGTTTGGTTTACTCAGGATCTGCCACCACAACACTTTCTGGCCTGTATCACTTAGAGGGCGAAAATCTTTCAATACTGGCCAACGGCGCCACGCATGCGGACAAGACAGTTTCAGGCGGCGGTGTGACGTTAGACTTTTCTGCCACGAGTGGAGCAGTTGGGTTCGGCTACACAAGCGAAATGCAAACAATGCGTTTAGAGTCTGGATCGCAGGACGGTACTTCGCAAGGCAAGCCCAAACGCATCCACGACATAACTGTACGCTTCTATGAGACAGTTGGCGCAGAGGTGGGCAGCGACTCGGCAAGTGCTGACAGAATATTTTTCCGCGACAGCTCTATGAATATGGACGAAGCTGTGCCATTATTCACAGGAGACAAAGAAATCGAGTTTGAAGGCGGTTTCGTAGACGGTGATCGCATCTATGTGCGGCAATCACAGCCCCTACCAATGACTGTTCTGGCGCTTTACCCGCGCATGAACACATTTGATTTGTGAGGTGATTGAGTATGTTTGAGATACTTACACTTGGTGCAACAATACTTGGCGGCCTAAGCGCAAAAAGCTCTGCCGACAGCGCCGCTGCTGCTGCTGCAAGAGTGGGCGAGTTTAACGCCGGCCTGATTGAGCGCGACATTGACTTACTTGAAAAGCAGCGCGAGATCATTAATCGCAATGCAGTTTTGCAGGAGCGTGTTGATCGCTTTCGTTTTAGGGAAGCTCAGGGGTCTGTTGTCGCTCAGTACAGCGGAGCTGGCATAGACATATCTCACGGCACTCCAATGCGGGTTTTGCGTCAGGCTGCGCGAGAGTTTGAGTATGACCAAGCTATCAATGACTTTAACAACACGGTCACAAACATGCAGATTAACGATCAGCAAGAAAGCTCCAGGTTGAGTGCTGAACTTTCACGCATGGAAGGCGGGGCGCAAGCCGCTGGTCTAAGAGCGCAGGGGACAACAAGCTTGATCCAGAGCTTTGGAACGGCGGGTCGGTTTGCTTCCTCCAGTGGGATGTTTGCATAATGAGAATACCAGTTTACAGATCACAGGGCCGTCCAACATCTGAAGCTCCTGGCGCCCGTATTACGGCGAGGATGAATGCCCAGCCTTTTGTCCAGGCTGAATTGCAGAAGGGCGCTATTGCAACAGAGGTTGCAAACCAGGTTGGTGAATATGCCAACATGCGCTACAAAATGATTACCGAAACGCAAAAGAACGAAGCGATCTTTTCAGCCAAAGAGGGCTTGATGGCTTTGTCCAGCCAGCTTGAAAAAGACAGGGATGTCGGAAACATTTTTGACGGTGAGCTTAAATATGCGCAGGGCGTCAAAGGCGTTTACGACGAAATGCGCGCTACTGTTGGCAAAAACAAATATGCTCTGCAAGACTTTGACAACAGCTTTCGTCAGATGGAAATACCTATTAAGTTTAGGCTACAAGAGGTTATCGACTTAAAGATTGAAAAGCGCAGGCAGGCTGCACTGAAGGCTCGGCAAGACCAGCAGGTTTCTATTTACTCTAATCCTTACTTAGATGTTACATCTGATGAGCTTGCTATGGATCAAGCACAATTAGAATCTATGGTTCAGCAAGCCGTTAGAAACGGCGGTGTGAACCCAGAAATTATGGGCAATGTTACCCAAAAGGTTTTGTCACAAGCTTTTAAGAACCTTGTTCCAGCATACGCAGGCACTGACTTAAACAAGGCAATAGGCCTTTCATCGGTTTTAAATCAAATTGAAATGGTGCGTAGTGGTAAAATGAGCGCGGAAGACATGGTTGGGATTTCCGCGTTGCCGCCTCATGTTCTGAATATGCTTATGGCTGTGCCGGCTGAAGAGGCCAATGCAGTTGTGCAGGACACAATACAAATGGCTTCCACGTTCTTCACCGCCAAAGAAAAGATAGACGATGAGCGCGAAGAGGAAGTGGGTAAATCAAACACAAAGGCTTTCAATCTTGTTGTTTCCTTAGACAGTACAGACACTGTGTCTGAGGCTACACTGCGGCAGGTCTTAGACCCTATTGATATGAAAGTTCTTTATGACAATTTTGGGGCAGATTTTGGCAGCTTGTCAGGATCGGAAGCTCAAATAGTTTTATATAATGGCTTAAAGCGCCAGATGTGGGCCACTCCTGCGCAGCAACAGGCAATGGAAGATGCTATGTCAGTTTCTGAAACAGCCCCTGTGTTTAGGCCTGCTGGCAAAGGCGATGCAGTTAATAGTGAGCTTTACGGACAAGCTGAGGCTGGCATGCTTACAATTGGACTTCTTAATGCAAATAAAAGTCTTTTAGACGCAGGACAATACAATGCATTGCGGACAAAAATGTCAAATGAGGCTGATGAGGGGCTGGCTGTAGGTTCAAGGCTGCTTTCTCGGCATTTCCGTTATAATGCCCAAATGGCAATTGGAAGAGATGACAGGCTTGCTCAAGCATCTAAGACGGCTTTTGAGTCTTCTGACTACGCCCTTAGAGATGAATTTAGCAGGAGAGAAGCACTTGGCGATCCTATGACGCTAGCGGAAATTCGTTCGTTTGCTCGAGAAAAAATAGATGAGTTTGACGTTATTTATAGAGAAGAGCTGAGAGCTGAGTATTTATCTTTTCTTCAAGACACAAGGTTGCCAGGATTTACTGCAAACGCCTCTGACCCTTTCGGCTCCATAGATGCTTGGTACGATAGCCTAAACTCAGAAAACCAAGAAAGAAGTAAGAACTCTTATCTTGTTTTTAAATCAACTCTAAGAGCTAGATTCGCTAATCAAGGATTGTTTGACTAATGGCAGATTTATTGGGCAACGACACTGACTACGAAATGGACAAATACCTTGAGGCCAATCTTGTTACTGAGGCTGGTATTAACCCTGCTATCGAGAAGAACAAGAAAAGCGTTTTCAACACAGAGACCAGCACTTACGACATCCTTATGCCCCTGTCCCGAGGCGGGTACATAAAGATTGGTGAAGAGGGCGAAACTGTAGACCCTCCGAAGTCTATACTGATTGAAGGTATGGAATTTGGCCCTGAGACACCTGAGTTTCAACGCTACTACCCAACGCCTCAGCCAGAGGTTATGGAGACAGCCCCTGCATCTCTTTTGGCGCCGACAACGGAATCGGCTCCAGTAGAGGGCGCAGTTTCGTTTGCCAATGAGCGGATGGCAGCCACCGGCGCCATGCCAACTATGGAAGACTTTGACGCTGCCGGCTACACTCCTGATGTTGTAGAGGCTGCCGGTCTTATGGGGCCGCAAGAGGACTTAACTTTATCTCCAGATGAAATAGCGCAGAAGCTAGCAAGCGGAGAGCCTTTTCTTGTTTTTGGCGAGGGCGATCCTACAATAAGAGAAGCGGGGACTAGGTTTGTTGAAGACCTTGCTGTGCGACTTGCGACTGAGGGAATGCGAGCAGAGTTGTTAGAGGAGCAAGGAGTTAGCCTTAGTGTCATTGAAGAGGCAGCGAATATAAGAGCCTCTGTAGAAGACGAAACTGATCCTAGTGTCATACAAGAGGCTGAACAAAGGGCAAGATCTTTGATAGAGCAAGACGCAGCGCAGCGTAATGCTCAAGTAAATTTCCGCACTATTGACGAAACAATTAGAGCGGCAACTGGATCTTTGAGAAGCTCTGCAAGCGTGTACTCTAATGCACTATTTGGCACGGGAGAGACAAACCCTTTGCAGGTAGGCGTTGCTGATTTCGCCACTTTCGGGGCTTTGGACATTCAAGAAGGTTATCGGATGTTCAATCAAAGCAATCAAGGCGCTCCT